CAGTCGTGAGACCGTCATGGTCGAGCTCGGTCGAGCGGTCGGAAGCCTTCTTGAGGCCAACCGAGAACGTCGAGGAGCCGATCGTGCCCGAGGAGGTGAAAGCAGTCTCAACGACCGTCTCGATTTCCTCGATACGAGCACCCTCCGGAATCACAACACCGAGCGAGTCGGTAGAGTGAGGAAGGGAGGGGGTTGCGCTGTCGAAGTCGGTGTAAGGAAGCACCGCCTCGATTTCATGGAGGGAGCCGTCCGTAGACAGCTGGCCGCCTACAGCGACTTCGGCCTCGTCCGCACCGTAGCGGATGTAAAGGCCGTCAGAGTTAGTCCAAGTACCCATCGTAGTTATCTCCTATAAAGTTGGGTTACTGATCAGGTTAAGCAACCTGGTCGGTATCCGTGAGGACAACCACCATGTTCTCGGGACGGTAGAGCTTGAAGCCATAACGACAGGTCGTCACGTACTCCTCGCGCTGGAAGTCCTTGTTGTACTCGGAGTCGACCTTCGGGGCCTGACGGATCGAGCCAACGTAGGGCAGGACGTCCGGGGTGGCCGAGAAGAACAGGTTGGCGACACCAACGGTCGTCGACTTGCCGTTCACGGTCTCCGCAATGCCCGACTTCAGGTTCTGCGACATATAGACGTCGAAGCCCATGACGTTCGTCACGAAGCGCATGCCGGTAGACATGCCCGACTTCACGATACCTTCCCACTTCGGGTTATACGAAATGGCGGTGGAGGTGCCGACAAGCTTGTTCAGAGCGAACTCGACAGACGGATCGACGATGGCGATGAGGTTCGTCATCGGAACGTTCGCCTTCTGGAGGGCGTACTTCGCCTTCGCAAAGTCGTCGATGTTGATGACTTCGGAGGTACCCGAACCCACCCAGCGGTGATCAGCACCGTTGATCTGGTTCAAGTTGGAAGCCGTCTGGCCATCCGGACCCAGCGCCATGATGTCGATTTCCATCGCCTTCATGATCGCACGGGACTGCTTCGGCACGAACGAGGACACGAGGCGGCTCGTATAGAACGAGTCCTGCTTCATCTTCTCGGTGATGTACGTAGCCGAAGACTTGTACTTGTTAATGGTGAACGTGAAGTTGCCGGTATCCATGCCGGTGTACTTCACACCCTGCCCTTCGGCGTAGTCCATCACTTCGGCCTGACCGATCGAAGGGATGTTCAGCGTATCGCCATCGGGGAAGTCCGTGATCATGTCGACGTACTTCGTACCCATCAGCTCATCGAGAAGGACTTCCTTCAGCTGAGCAGACCACAGATTCGCACGAACGAGGTGGTCACTGTGGGAAGCATATGAAATGCCACTCATAATGTTTTAAATCCGATAAAGAGGTTAACTGTAGAACCTCTCTCCGAGCTTCAGAGCCTGCTTGTGGATCTCGGACTGAACTTTGGTAGACCAGTACTCGCCTGGATTCTGCTTACGAAGTTTCTCGTAGTCCTTGTAGGTCTTCTCCGCAGGGGCTGCGAGGCCCATACCAGCGGTGTTGACGTTACCCCGGGGAGCAGACGGGAGCAGCTCTCGCTGCGTTGTTTGCTGGCCAGAGAGACCCAGCATGGCGAACAGGGCACGGGGCTCCTGCTTGGCAAGCTGGTTGACGAGATCCTTCGAGAGACCGAGGGTGGATACCCTGTTCTCGAGTTCAGCCGCGTAGTTCTCACCGAAAGCTTCTACAAGCTTTTCCTTCGTTATCGAGAGGTTCTGCTGAGTACGAAGTTCCTGCTCTTTAGCTCGGAGCTTCTGCTCAACGACCTTTTCGATGTCGTCGGGAGAGAGTGCGGTGTTCGCGGTTCCATCGGACGTGGCCGTTGCAGTCGTTTGTGTGATCTGCCCGTTGCCCACAGTGGAATTGTTCGAGTTCATACGGTCCATGAATTCTTCAAGTTTAAGCCGCGTAGTTAGCTCCTGACGGAGCCCTTCCATCTCTTTCTGGAGACGGGCGATGAAGACATCGGAATGGGCCTTGCCTCTTGCGAGATCGGCTGCATCCCGGAACTTCTTCCCTTCACCGACGTATTCTTCCAACCAGTCGCGGTTGGGGTCGAGTACGGGTGACTGCGTATCTTCACCTTCGAAAAGAGCAGGCGTGGTTTCCTGCTTGGTAGTATTAGAATTACTGAAAAGGTCTTCAGCGCTCAAAGCTAGTTAGTCTCCTAGAAACGAAAGAAGGTCGAGCATCTTTCGTATACGAGCCCGCTCACCGGAAATGTGAGCCTGGCGGAAAGCCCAGCTGGCATCATTGTCAGGCTGGGAAACCTGGGAGGCAGACAGGCTGCTCTCCTCTTCCTTCAGCAGATCCCTTAATCTTGAGAGAGCTGCGGTGGAATTTCTTACTGCACCTTCAAGATCCTTCTTCTTCTGGGGGTCTTTTAAGTGCTTCGTCGACAATACGGTAGTCCTCGAGATTCAGCAGCTCCTCAATCATGTCCGCAAGGCGGATCGTCGAGAAGTGAGCTTTCACCTCCGGATCAGCCCCGAGGGCAGACGAGAAGAACTGGGTCAGATTCTGGATGACCTCAGCTTTTTCTGCGAAGTGGCGGGCTGCCATCGGACGGATGCGGCCCTGACCGGTAATGTCCTGGGCAGACAGCTTAGCGAAGGTCGCTATTTTGACCTCATCGTTAAAGCTACGGACGATCGTCGTACCCATCATCCTGCGGGCAAGCTCGAGCATGCCGTTTAGGACGTACTCAACGATCTGCTCTTCGAACTGGGAGATCTTAGCCTGGAAGATACGGCCAGCTGCAGACTCAAGGCGCTGGACTTCGTAAGCGGTCTTCTCACCCGGGGTACGGATGCCCATCGCTTCCTTCGGGCTACCGGCCATCTCTTCCATCGTAGCGGAGAGATTAGCGATCTCGGAGGACAGCTGGAGGGCCTGGTAGGGCGGGCTGACCATCTCGACATCGCCGTCGTCACCGACGAAGATCTTCTCCATCGGCCCCCACTCGAACTCATCGACATAGCCTTTGATCTTCAGCACCGGGAAGGCGATGAGATCCATGATGTCGGCTTTCAGATTCTCGAGATGGTCAATGCGGTACTGCATACCGACGAGGTTATCGAGGGGTCCCATCGCCCAGAGGTTATCCTGGCGGGGACGCCAGCCAGCATGCCAGATCGGGGTGGTACCGAAGTAGCTCGGGTTAGGCTTCTTCGAAATCAGTTTGTGGCGGTCTACGACCGTTATTACATGGTTCTGGAGGAGCTCACCGGCATCGACATCGTAGATGTCACCGTAGAAGGTCAGCACCTCGATGTAGTTGCTGCCGAGGTAGTCCCTCCAGGACGTGAACCCATCGACGTTAAGGTAGCTGTCCTTCTCGGAGAGATCGTAAGCGGTAGACCCCGAGGCAGCTTCCTTGCGGTAGGCGAAGAGGTAGTCCAGAATGGCTTGGACGTCTTCCTTGCTTTCGGAGGTAGACTCAGAGTCAAGGATCTTCTGGAGCTCCCCAAGGGTGACCATCGAGCGGATGATCTTCGGGGAAGACTCGAAAGACGAAGCAATCGGGTTGAAGACGATGTCGAGGGGAGAGATCCTGCGAGGGATGGGACCGACGTAGCCGACCTGTTGCTTGTCTACAAGCGTACGGTTGTTATCGACCCAGTCTACCGTAGCGAAGCAGTTACCGTAGTCGATGTAGTCCTGGACGAGCTTGCCGATTTCTTTCTTGAAGTCCGACCGATCAATCGCCCATTCCATGAAGCCTTCGATGGCTCCGACTTTGTCCGAGGATTCATCTTCGTCTCTGTCGCCTTCCCAGTACAGCCACTTCCTCTTCGGGAACAGGCTGGCCATGTAGTTAGCGTAGAGGTTATCCCGGATCTGACAGAGCTTCGGGACAGTCGTCTTGTTCTTCCAGGGGAGCTTACTATTCGTCGTCTGGGTGGTATCAGTCGCGTAGATATATCGACGGATCTCGTTCCACTCTGAGATCTTCTGCTGACGCAGGGTGTTGTACCGGTTCCACTCGTTCGTAATCTCCTGAGCAATACGATCAGGTGATACGCCGAGGGACTCTACGTCTAGGGTCTTACCAGCCAATTAGAGCAATCCACCAAAGCGGGTTGAGGTCATTTCTTTCCGGATCTCCTTGCCTTTCGAACTACCGAAGTTTTTGCTCGGAGGGACCGCTATCTCCATGCAGGAGGCAAGAGCGTCTTTGACGTCGTCGTGGGGCGGGTTCTGCAAGACTAGCTCCTCTTCCAAGGTCTGGCAGTTACCGCCAGAGTAGTGCCAGACTTGCATGTTAGAGTAGCGGGGCTGGAGGATTGCCTCCATTCGCTCTTCCTTACTTCCCTGGTGCCGCGTAGGCCTAACCCCTTCGACGGACAGAGCCAGACCGTGGGTCCGGATGTAGTTCTGTTTTAGCTCTTCGACGATGACTTCCTGGGCGGCTGTGACTTCAGCTCGAATCTTCCGGAAGTCCCACTTCCTGTGCATAGCCAGGATTCGGGCGAAGTACTCAGAGACTTGTTTCGTTTTGAACCGATCGACGTCGAGGACATAGTAGTTTGAGAGAGGGTCGACACCAAGGACGACAATCGACGTATAATCTGATTTCTTTCCGAGGCTGTAGGCGAAGTCGATTGCTGCGAAGACATTTAACCGAAGTGCTTTGTAATACCAGATACCATGGACTCGTGTAAGGAACGTGCGGTCGTAGTACTGGAAATACTCACGGGAAATAGCAGCTTCCGAAGAGTCGTTAGGATCGTTGTAGTACTGGGCACGGAACTGAGTCTTATCGAGATACTGAGCACGCTTCTTTGCAAGAATCGCCTGATCGAATCCAAACCACTTACCATCGCTGCGCTGCTGCCTTGGCCAGATGAACTCCCCGGTGCCATCACCCCGGGATTCGACCTGGTACTCTGCTTTTTCGTACAACGGCTCGGAGCCGATGAGCTCACCTTCTTCGTCGAAGAGATCGACCTCCATCTCGACCATGTCGTTGTAGAGGTCTTTCGGGTGGTACCGTGTACCGACAACCCACTCCTGGGCATCAGCACCTTCGATGGAGGACAGCAAAGAGTACTGGGACTTCGTTCTGTCTCTACCCTCTTCGGTGTAGGCGTTCTCTCGGACTACAACGTCATCCAGGACAGCAACATCACAATGGAGACCAGTAATAGAGGTAGTAAGACCGGCAGTAAATACGGTGGGATCACGTACCAGTTCCTCCTTCCTCTTCGGGTGGTCTACGGCGATTTCAGTCTCTGTCCATTTCTCCCGCTTGCCCTCTTCGGGGTTGACCATCTCAGGCCAGTAGAAGCGGTAGATGTCGGAGGTCAGGATGTCCTTAATGAACTTGAGCTGCTTGATCGCGAGGTTGGCAGTTGACGAGATATAGAGGACTCGTACTGCAGGGTTCTTCGTGATCAACCAGGCTACGCGGTAGGCGACAAGAGCGGACTTCTGGTGGTCTCGGGGCATCAGCAGGAGCTGGTGGCTCTTCGCTTCTTCTCGATTCCACCACCGAATGACGTCCCTATGGATGCCACCCAGCACCCTGTTCGGGTGTACCAGCCGGATGAAGGCTTCGAGATCAGACTCAGCCTGGAGCCGGATGAGGTCTTTTTTGGTAGAGAGTGAGATCTGTAGACTCTAGGAAGGCCTTGGAGGGGTCTAGGAAGGCCAAGGAAGGGTTGGGAGCTAGGGTGGTAGCTGGGAAAGCTAATTCAGCTCAGCGAGCCTCTGAGAGTCCTCTAGGAGCCTCCTCTCGACTGAGGCTATTTCTTCGGCTGCAGCTCGGACTTCGTCCTTGCTTGGACGACCCCTACCGGATTTGCCTTCGGACTCGACATAGCCCTTTTCGATAATGTACCGGTTGGCAAGGAAGGCGTTCTTGGAAGTAGAGGCTGCTTCAGCCTTTAGGCGGTTTA